AGCCCATAGATGTCAGGGACTATAGTATTAAGCGGCTTCTGGTTCATCTTCTAACTCCTTGAATGCTTTGATTACATCAGAAGAGAATAGCTTCTGAAGGTTTAACAGGTACATCTGGCTTGCCCTGTTGTCACCACCCGACACAGTTTTAAAACTATCTAGGCGCTTGACAATCTTCTTGAGTGTAGCAGTGTTAAACACAAGTGTACAATATTCATCATCACCGATACATAAGTTATGAAACCAGTAATCGGATTCAGTTGCGTCAATACCTGACGGCTTACCGTATGACTTATACTCAATGCATATGTTGCCCGTCTTCTGCCACAAGTCACGCTCTGATTTAACTTCTATCTTCTTGCCTGTAAGCATCGCTGCAATCTTATCTTCACGCACTTCTCCGTATGCTAGGTCAAGGTCGAACTTTTTTCTGTCTGCTTTAGTGGGTTTCATGCCATCCATCTCCGATGTTGTAATCCCCATCTAAGGGGCAGTTTAAGTTTAAGTTCTTACCTGCTTCAACAATAGCATCGATGCCTGCTTGACCTACTGCTTCTGCGTCTTGTTCACTACATTCAATCTGCCACTCATCGTGGACGTTGGCTACAAACTTAGCATCTAAGTGCCGTATCTTTTTCTCTAGTACAACCAGTGCTTCCTTCATAACTATAGCACCTGCTGATTGTAACAGCGTGTTGAGTGCTGCATGTTCAGAGCGTATAGAAAGCTTACGTCCATCTAGCCCCTTGAGGAATCCTTTTTTACTGTCTCGTTGTACTCGTTGGACAAGAGATTTAAGTGATGGGACACTATTAAGAAACTGTTCTCGCAGTTGTTTACCTCTTGCTTGACCTGCTTTAGCCACTGACCCAAGCTTTGCATTTCCTGCTCCGTAGAGGAAGGCATAGATGAAAGTCTTCGCCTGATTTCTTGATTCAAGTCCTGCAAGTCGTTGGTTAGCGCTGTGAATATCACCGTTGAGGATTTCATTTGTATACTCCTTATCGTTCATATAGTGTGCAAGCATTCTAAGCTCTAAGCCTGAAGCATCAATACCTACCAGCTTGTTACCAGACTTTACAGTCCAACAAGACCTACACTCTTTTCCGTAGGGTGAGTTGCTGCTAGGTATCTGTGCCATGTTAGGATGACTGTGTGTCATGCGGCCTGTCACGGCACCGTTAGGATTAACATAACCACGCACCCTGTTGTCAGGCTCAACCGCTTTTATCCAACTGTTTACCTGAGCTAAGCGCTTCTGAAGCATTAGATATTTAGCAATCAAAGCAGCTTCGGGTATATCTTTAACCTTAGACAGTGTGCCCTCATCAACAATGGGCTGTCCGGTAGGTGTAAAGTTCTTAGGTGTCCAACCAGCATCAATAAGATACTCACCTATCTGCTTACGGGAACCTAGATTAAAGTCTATGTGTGTCTCACGCTTGAGAGGCTTGTTGGTTTGAAGCATGATGTCATACTCGTCATCAGTAAGTCTAACACCCTTACCCTCTGGGCCTTCGGAAACCTTAGCAAGCTTACCGCTTTTAGTATACTTAGGCTTGAGAATATCTACGATAATCTTAGGCTTAAATGTTTCATGCACTTCAGATTCTGTAGCGTCAAGCTTCTCTTGGAACATTGCAACAAGCAGCATAGCCTTACGCATATCCAACTCAAAACCATTGCGGCGTTGCTCATCTATAATCTTAGCAACTGAATGCTCAAGCTTTACTGCGGTAGGTGTGAAGCCTCGGCTCTCGACACGCAACTGCTGATATACTTTAGTGTTCAGTTCTACATCACGCTTACAATACTCTAACATCTCAGGGCAGTAAGCATCCCAAGCATCTTGGTTGCTGCCGTAGTCACCCTTGCTAAACTTGAGGCGATAACCCCAAGACTCTAGACCATGACCACCCTCACGGGTTGGCTTAAATAATCTAGAAAGTACCAGTGTATCGACAATCTTCTTGTTGCTTAGGTCAAGTCCGGTAATATCTTTGATAGCCGGAAGGTCATAGCCTATGATGTTATGGCCGATTAGTTTGTCTGCGGCCCGAAGTAGACCGTAGCCCTCTTCGAGTTGGGTGTTGTCAAATGTAAACACATCCATTGTGTCTACATCTTGAGCAACAATACAAAAGATTTTAGTAGGGTCAAGTCCGTCTGCCTCAATGTCAAACACTAAGTTACTCATAGCTCGTCTCCGTCAAAGGCATCATAGTTATCACCATCATTAATCTCTCGTAGCCTGCCAGTGTCGGCATCGTATAGAAGACTACAAGCTACGCCAACATCTCCAGTGTATCTAGATTTAAGCACTCGCACCTTAGTGGTTGATGCCTCAATCTCATCCTCTGACTGCTGATTGCGCTCTAGAGATATAACACAGTCTGACAACTGAGCGATACTCTGAGAGCCTCGAAGGTGTGACAGCCCTGTCTCGATACCGTTCTCATGTCCACGGTTGCCTTCAACTCTACGAAGGTGGGACACTAGTATCATACCGGCACCTGTCTCTTCTACAAGGGAACGTAGTCGGTGCATGATACCGTCAATAGCTTTGCGCTCATCGCCCTCCAAGGCTTGAAGCACCAGCATATGAAGGTGGTCAACTACAACCCACTTACAATCTAATCCAACAATCAGGTAGCGTAGCTTGCTGAATATATCTTCTAGATTGTTTACTCCGAGGTGAGCATGAATCCAAACACGCCCCTCGTTCTCTCCCATAAATACCTTGCGGTAGTATTGTTCAAGCCTGTCATCACCTATCTTATTCTTAACGCTGTCTAGGTGTAGCTTGGAGTTAGCCTCAACAGCCATGATACCCTCAGCAGTGCGGCTCCAGTTCTCTTCAAGAGCTACAATGCCTACGTTATCTTTGGTGTGGTTGATAAGCCAGTGCTCTAGTTCTCTAGTAACAGAAGACTTACCAAGACCAGTGCCGCCAGTAAGAGTTACTAGCTCACCTGCTCTCATGCCTTCTAGCTTCTTGTTTAAGCCGCCCCAAGGATATGGGATTGACGGAAGCTTTTCTGTACGTAAACGCTTGTACTCGTCTAGCTGGCTGGACAGGTTCATAATCCCTGAAGGGGTGTAGACTTTTGCATCCCAGAAACAATTAACAAACATAGAATGCTTGTGTTCCTTGAGCATATCGTTAGGGTCTTTGAACCCTTCGGGCAGTGTCATTAACTTAGCCTTGTTGGGGGTGAGAAGCTTGGCAATTGCTTTAGCTCCGTCCTTGCCCACATTGTCGCTATCGAAACATAACACTACTGTATCAAAAGATTCTAGAAACTCTAGACTATTCTTAACGTCACGAGCACCTCCTTGTGCTCCTGATTTTATAGATACTACAGGCCACTTACTTCCAAGTAGTTCGTATGCTGCCATCGCATCACACTCTCCTTCTACCACTGTAATAAACTTACCGCCTGCTTTAAACAACTGCTCTCCGAACAGCCCTGTTTCTTTAGAGTTACCCGTCCAAGCAAACTGCTTGTTGAGCTTTCTAATTTTTGTTGCTACCTCTTCGCCCTTGTGGAAGTAGGGGTAGTGGTGGCTAGTAACCTTGCCGTTAAGGGTAGTAGATTTAACGCCATACTTTTTGGCTGTCTCAATACTAATACCCCTGTCGGTCAAGGCGTTGTAGCTAGAACCACTTCCGGTTCCGCTGGCTTGATACTTTGTAAAGTCCGTTACAGTATCTTGTGGTTGCACTTCCGATGTGCCGTAGTCTTTAAAATAAGTATTGCAACTGAAGCAATACGCTGACCCGTCATCGTTCTGACTTACTGGGTCACTGCCGCCACAGTCATGGCACGGCAGATGGAATTTAACAAACGGCATGTTGTCACCTTTAGGTTAGTCTTCAACTACAATTTCAGCTTCCTCTGCATCTTCGGTGATGGCTTCATCCGTGAGCCTATCTTCAAACAAAGCTTTAATCTGCTGAGCTGCTGCTTGATATAACTGTACATCGTTGTTGGATACTTGTACCTTAACCATTGCGTCTTTCAAAAGCCCAAACAATCCTTGGGCTTCTGAGTCTAGCAAAGATACATCGTATACGGTGTCGCCTACTTTATATGTACCCATTAAATTGCTTCCTCCATTTCATCTTCTACTTCAAATTCTCCGCCGTCTGCTGTTCCGACAGATACCAAATCTAGAACCTGCATAGCTTGGAAGTCTAAGCCCTTGAAGGTCTTACCTTTCCATACAGATTCCCACTCTTTGTACTGAACCTTAACTGTAGAGCCATTACCTACACGCTCATCAATGGGGTTCTTGCTGGCATCAACAAGCTTAGGAGCTTGACGTATCATTCCATTTGGGCCATTAACTTTACGCTTGATTACCAGCGCTGGGCCTTCGTCCATGTCCTTGACTGCAAAACCTTTAGACCGAAAGCTTTGTGCAGTGTCTTCATCTACTACTAAGTTTACTGTGTATACTGGTTCGTAAGTAGTGTTCGGGGTAGTTACGCTTGCCCAGTATGCTGTTCCTGATAATATAGCCATGTTTATATTTCCTATCGTTGGTGTTAAAATTGAAGTGGCATTGTACCACAAGTTACTACGTTTGTAAAGTTTTATTTGAAAAAAAACTCACCCTCTGCCCACATACCAGCCAAAGCTAAAACAAAAACAACTGGTGGTGGTGCACCGCAGAGAGCTAGACCTATTACTATTGCTAGTGTTGTCACTATAAGGCGCTGCCGTTAGCAGCCTCTTTAACAAACAGGCCGTCAACCATCTTACCTTTCCTATCTTTAATATCATTGTAAGCGTGTTCCATGCACTGCTCTAGTGTTAGTTTGCTTCGGTGGGCAATGTTGATTAAAACTACAATAATATCTCCGATGTCATCAATAACTAACTGGTCATTCTGAATGTTAATTCGCAGCTCTTCAACCTCTTCGAGAAGTTTTTCAAATTGTTGATGGTCTGTTGAGCCATCAAACAAATTGCGGTCATGGTGCCATTGTACTATCTTGTCTTCCAGTGTCTTCATTCTTTTCGGCTTCCTCTTGTATATAATTAAGCAGTTCTTGAGATGTTACGTCCCATTTACTGATGGCTTGTAGCAGTGTTAATCGTCCCTGCATTAAGTCTTCCATAGCATTCTTTAAGTTCTGATTCAATACAGGCTGCTCCATTCTTTAAGCTTGTCTTGTTTCTTAAACATCTGTCCTAGCTTTTCTATTTGGCTCACCAGTTTATAATCTGAGAGCAGGTTAATCATCACAGTAACATCGGCTGACTCCTGTAGTAAGTTATCTAAATGTTTTTGTTCTTTGCCAAACCTCAGAAGCTTGCTGCAAACCATCGCTAGTTCGCAGCACTCCTCCATAGTTATAACAAGAAGCTCTTGTTCTTGCGGGGTTAGTTCGTTGTTTAACATTACGCCACCTTTGAGAAGTGATGTTGGACAACAGCCTGTCGAGTGTTCTGTGTTGCAGCCATATTAACTATAGCATCTCGTCGTTGTGCTGTTGCATGAGTAGACCAGTCGGTCATAGCATTATAAAATGCCCAGCGATTAGCACCTAAACGTCTCTTGTACTTATGCCAAGCAGCATAGATGTATTCAAGTGCTGGATTAGTTCTAGGCATCTCACCCATGATAGCCTCAGGGGAAGATGGTGGTCTAGAGTTTATAATCTTTTGAGCTGAAGCAATCTTCAAAGCTTCTACAATCTCTTGGAATGCCATGCTGTCTGACATGGGCTGAGCACTCCACTCTGACCAGAGTTCACGTTGGTTCTCGAAAACATCTAGAGCCTTGGTGATAACTCTTGAGCCTACTTCAATGTCTAGGTTTCGGGTATGCTTAGCTCTGAACACTGCAACCTCACCGCCAACAAAGACTTGTAGATTTGTACAAGCTTGTTGAATAGCTGCTGCACTAATCATGAAGGGCCAAGTCCCATCAAAGCTTGACACTGCAAGCAGTCCAAGGGATGCAGTGTCGCCGTCTGGAGTATTATAAGTATGAGCAGGTAGCTTATATTGTACAAAGGTTCTGGAGCCATTGTGAGAAGTTCTGATAGTCTCTCTGATGCCGTCAACATTAAGACCTGAGCGCTCGATAATATTACGGGTAACATCTATCATCTTCTTGGGAGCCACTGGCTTATAGCTATGACCATGTACACCTAGCTCTGCACCAGAATCAGTGCGGTAGATTACAGACTTAGAGCTTGTTATTTCTGGTAGCCACTCTTCAGCAGGAAGATATGTTAAGGGCTGTGTAGCTATATCAAAATCTGCTGAGCCGTAGCCACCCTCTCGGATGGCTTGAAGTGCTGAGTTGTTTGGGAACATTTGCATGATAGTCATTATGCTTGTACTCCTTCGATGCCATTAATATCTTTGATGTTCTTGAAGCTAATGCTTCGAGACTGTTTGTGCTGTACATAGAAAGCCCACTTATAACAGTGGAAGATATGAAAACACTCTCCTTTGCTAACCTCGAAACGATTCTTGGTGCTTCGCTGTCGTACAATAAAAGACTTACCGAATACTGTACCGTTTTTCTTGCCGCTAAATGCCAAAGAGTGTGTAGATTTTGCGATTAAGTTGAATAAAGTTTCCATAATTTTAATGCCTATTTGAGTGTATATTTGAATGTATATTATAACATATATTTATTTAAAAGTAAAGCGGTTTTTTACTTGACACCGCCATCGAAGTGTGGTACAATAACTTAATGTCTTATAAGTTAGTTCGTAAGAACTTACTAACTTATAAGTCATTAAGTAATTGAGTATATTAATTATCATTGATGCATATATTAAATACTCTAGTAGCTAGGTCATCCAACATCTCAAGCTCTTCTTCTGTTGGCTCAAAAGCTGTGTCATATTTCAACTGCTCTGTAGTTATTGTTAAGTCTTTAAGAATGTTAAAGAAATCTAATTTGTTTTGAGTTAGTTTGTAAGCCATTATCTTTTACCTGTAAGTTCGCTTTGAAGTCTATCACCATTTAACATGGTAATTATGTAGGGTTTATTGCCTCTCGTCCTAGCTATTTTATGTGCATCTTCTAAACTAAAACAATACATAGGCGAATCAAACTCATCTGTAAAATCTATACGCCATAGAACATTGCCTTCTTTAATTCCATCTGAGTTTTTCATGGTGCTCTGCCTCGTTTAAATAACCTTCAAGTATATAGTTAGGAAGTCTTTCAATCATTTCGTATATTGCTTGGCCCTCACCGTCTCTTACATCCCGATAAATTTGATGCATAACATCCGATAAAAGCTCTTGAGTTTTTTCTAATTCTTCAGTTGCTGGTACCATTTCTAGCCTCCTGTTTAACTTTATCTATGTAATCTTCAAAGGCTTTGCGGTGTATCTTCTTGTACTTCGAGCCTCCTTTTTTGATAACATCTTGCATATAGTGGTAGGTTTGAAGACCTTCCATAGCTTTATTGAGGTCTGGCTCAATCATAAAGCTAAACATATGTGACTGACAGGTCGCAATAAACTCTTCTTCTGTGGGTAAATTCATCAGTGACCTCCGGTCAGGTAAGTATAATGTACTTCAGACACATGGTTGCCGTCTTGCCAGCGCTTAGATTTAGTAGCTACAAAGTCGCACCAAGCATTCCAAAGATTCTCACAGCCATAGTCAGCACACAACTCTATGTACTTATCTATCTTAGCGTTGTTAGCATCAATGCCCTTCTGGGTCTTTGGATTCTTAGCTAGTGCTAAGTCTTTGGTGTCCAGCCCATACATTCTAATGTTATGAGTATCCATACAGCCAACCAATCCAGCAATCAACTGGCAGCAGAAGCCAGCTTTAGCTAAGCCCAAGCCATCAACCCTCAAGAATATATTCATTAGCGATATAGACTTCATAAAGTCTGTTTGTTTGCTGTTGATAACAGCCATCACTTGAGCATATACTTTGTGCTGATTAGATTTAAGATAGCTATATGTTTTTCCTTTGTTGCCCCACAAGAATCGGGACTCAGATTTATTTAGCCTTACATCAGTTAGCTGGTCGCCAACACCGAGCCAGTTTTGTTGGATGCTTAGCACTACCATTAGAACTGTATCTGACATATTAGTAGCACTACGCTGTGAGTATTCTTGAACCGCTTTGCAGTGAGTGTTGAACATCGGCATCTCCAATTGTGTACTTATTAGTTAGTTCGTAAGAACTTACTAACTAATAAGTACATTTAATATTAATCTTCTTCAGGTATATAGCGCTCATTCCAATCTTCTACGGCATTAAAGACTTCACCGCTAGTTACATAACCGCCATCTAATAGTCTTTCGACTAGATAATGCACAAATTCATTACTTAGTTCTACCATTTTACCACCTCTTGCCCCTTGGGTTCTGATTAATTTTATCTTTCCAGATGTCTAAAGCTTCTGATAGTGTGAGGTCATAGTGACCCCAAAATATATCTACTCCATCTTCAGTGTTGCCCCAACTATGGAACATATATTCAGAATCAGGCTTGAAAGAATCTATATGTTTGCTCTTATAGCTAATACAGATTCCTAGTATACCACAAGTGCTAACAAGTTCGGCATCTAAACGTGACCGTAAAGTCTTTTGTAGTTCTAACATATCACTTATCCTCTTGTTCATTGTTAGATATATCGCAAGCTAGGTTCCAAGCCATCATTGCGGCCAGCCAAGCTATAGATTTTTCACTGCCTGAGAAACTTTCGAGTCTATCTTCTAAGTCTTTCATGCTAGTCGGAGTGTAAAACAAATCAACTTTTTTCATAGTTCTATACCTTTTCAATGTAAACATCTTGATAACCTTCAGCTCTGTAAATAGCTGCTAACTTTTCTGCTTCACCTTTGGTGAGATAGTATTGATTTGCCTCAACACCACCAACCCAAACTGTATATTTATTCATAAGTCTAACTCCTTTCCAACTATATAGATTATAAAGCCAGCTAAAGATAACACTATTATAAACGCTACGTCAATTATAATCATCTTATACCTCCACTTCAATGAAAGAATCTAAGTCAGTCGGCTCTGCCGGAACAACTTCTACTAAACTATATTCTGCATTTCTTAAATGCATAGCAGTTTCAGTAGCATCTTCTAAGTCTTGACAGACCATTACATTACCATCGAATATAACTTTATACATAAGCAGTGAGCCTTTTCGTTTTGGAGTTAATTTAATAGAGCCTACTACTTCGTAATAGGCTATATAAATTAACTAAACTTCGTAGCATTTAGCGACAGTTGACCAGTCTATACTATGTAAAACTTCTTCGCAATAGTATAGATGTTTATGCACAACTATTGTACCGTCATCCCATTCTATACAAACTTTATCACGAAATGAAACATCAGGAAACATTCTTGCCCATATATAACTATTATCAAAGTCTTGCATAAATCTATACCTCGAAAATTAATAGAATTTAACTGGCCGTCCGTGGCCGATAGAATTACTTGGCAGACAGAATCTCAAGGATTTTATCCATCTTCGCTTCTAGCGAATCAACTCGCTGAGTCAAAGTCGAAGACTTCTTGGGAGCCTTGGAAGCCTTTGGCTCCACTGAAGCTTTAGCTTTTCTGGAAGCCTTTGGCTTCGCCTTAGCCTTAGATTTCTTGGTAGAAATCATGTGGAGGAACTGCTCTGGAACACAATCCCATTCAAACCATTCTGAGACATCAGAATGGGTCATAAAGCTATCGGAGTCTTTGTAGTGCTTGTTAAGCACTGCATTGAAAACCTTGGTCAATCCATATCTCTCCGAAGGAGACTTGGCTTGGATACTGGCAAAGTGGGAAGCTACGGCAAACACTTGTCGAGCTGTAGCAATTTGGTTGGCATCGATTGAGTTGAAGTTTGATTTGGCCATTATAGTATTCCTTATTTATTAAGTTAAAAAGTTCATTCTGAACTTCTTTTTAACTTAATAAATAAGGAATACTTTTTAGTATCTCTATAACCTTTTATAGGTTATAGAGATACTAAGTCGACCTTTAAGACTTTTAAAGTCTTCGTCGTGCGGCATTCCCTATCGGGAATTTCCTGTAGGCGATAGAATCTTAGGAGACTTTAAAAGTCTCAAGGGAGGTTGATTAGTCGTAGACTAAAAAGATGCTAAGTGCTTGAAATGCTTGGAAGTCTCTGGAGTAAACCTAAAGGTTTAAAAAAGCTTCAAAGCCTCCCTAGTTTTGTAAACTAGAAAGCTAGTCACCAACTCTAAGACTTTTAAAGTCTTCAAAGGGGTGCGGGCGTTAAGATTCTATAGAATCTCTGGAGATTTTAAAGACTCTCTGGAGTCTTTAGGGGGTGGGCAAGCTGCCATGGGGGGGTACTGGGATATATATACAATCATATACATTTTATGGAGATATGCCATGTAAACCAGATAGTGCCGCAGCTTTAAAGGCTTTAAAGGGAGGGGCAAGGCTTGGGAAGTCGGGCGGCTTCCAAGGGCTTTAAAGGCAGGTGCAGTATACATATGCTATAACCCCGGTGGGCTTAATATCTATTATACCCGTAGAATAAGCATCTGTCAAGTTTTATTTCATTTATTTGCAGGTCTTCCTTCTATATACTATATATAGGGATAATATAAGTATATTATGAAAAAAAGTTATAAAAAACTTGACAAGACTCAATATTACGGGTATACTATAGTATATACAGTTTAAATGACTAGGAAGTCTAAATGCCTGACAAACAACTAACCACCAAACAACAAGCGTTTCTTGACAATCTTACGACTTGTGGCGGAGATGTTAAACACGCAGCAGAGTTAGCAGGCTATGCAGAGGGCACACATTACACAGTAGTTAAAGCATTGAAGTCTGAAATACTAGACATAGCTACAAACATACTGGCGCTCAATGCACCTAAAGCAGCTTCTAAGCTTATTCAGATTATGGATAGCCCAGAACCTATACCACAAGCTAACATGCGTATACAAGCTGCACAGCAAATTCTAGACCGTGTAGGACTAGGCAAAACAGAACGCCTAGATGTAAATGTAAGTTCTGGTGGAGGTTTGTTTGTTATACCCGCCAAGAAGGAGGTAGTGATAAATGGAGAATATACGGAGGTCGAGTAGCACCATACCGTTTGGTTATAAGCTAAATGATTCTAATAACCAAATGCTAGAGCCAGTACAAGAAGAACTAGACATGCTGGACAAGGTACTACCGCTTATAAGGGAAAAGACCCTAAGCCTCAGAGAAGGCAGCATGTGGTTGACCCACGAGACAGGACGCTCAATATCACACATGGGATTAAAGAAAATTGCAGAACAAAGAAAATGATTGGGACATCAACCCCGAAAATTACCTGACTGACGAAGAAGGTAACTTTAAGCTCAGAGCTGATGGAACTCCCCGCAAGAAAGGTGGAAGACCAAAAGGCTCAAAGGGCAGAGGGTACACATACCACTCAGAAACAAAAGCAAAACAAGCAGCAAAGCGCAGCGTAAGAGACAAAGAGAAGAAACTCAAGTCAGCGCAGAACAAAATAGATAATTACAAGAAGTCTATAAAGAAAACTAAAAAGACTCTTAGCAAGCTCGAAAACGAGAACGATACAAAACTCGTAAGCGCCGAAGAGCTGGACGACATTCCATCAGCACTGCAAGCTGAAGCACAAGAGAATGTTATCTTCAAGGCTAATGAAGGCCCACAGGAAGACTTTCTTGCAGCAGGTGAAACAGACGTACTGTACGGTGGTGCCGCAGGAGGAGGTAAGTCATATGCTATGCTTATTGACCCTTTACGCTTTGCACACCGTCCAGCCCATAGAGCACTAATTATTCGACGCTCTATGCCTGAACTGCGAGAACTTATTGACAAGAGTCGGGAGTTGTATCCAAAAGCATTTCCCGGCGCTAAGTACAAAGAAGTAGAGAAGCTCTGGATATTTCCAAGCGGAGCAAAGATGGAGTTCGGTTTCTTGGAGCGTGATGCAGATGTATACCGCTATCAAGGTCAAGCATACAGCTTCATAGGCTTTGACGAGATTACACATCTTCCCACAGAGTTTGCTTGGAACTACTTAGCTTCACGACTACGTACTACAGACCCAGAGATTGAGACGTACATGCGTTGTACAGCTAACCCCGGCGGTTCGGGGGCTAACTGGGTAAAGAAGAGATACATAGACCCGTCGCCACCCAATGAAAGCTTTAGGGGCGCAGACGGTCTAACAAGAAAGTTTATACCGGCTAGATTACAGGATAACCCCTACCTAGCTAAAGACGGACGATACGAGCAAATGCTAAATGCTCTACCGCCAACACAGCGTAAGCAACTGTTGGACGGTAACTGGGACGTTGCAGAAGGCGCAGCATTCACAGAGTTTAATCCGTTTGACCATGTAATTACACCCTTTGAGATTCCAATACACTGGGAACGAAGTAAAGGGATTGACTATGGTTATGCTTCAGAGAGTGCATGTGTATGGGGTGCAGTTGACCCTAGTGACGGCACACTGATTATATATCGTGAACTGTATCGCAAAGGTTTGTTGGGTACTGAGCTGGCTGGAATGTTGACCGAGATGGAAATGGAAGACCCCTTCTCAGTCCAAG